CGTTGCTTTCGTTTCTTTTATAGAGACCATAGTAACCCCGTGGAATAATAGGTTTTACTTTCTTTTCTTTATGTTGTTTAGACATTTTTAAACCCTCTTTGTTAAGGAGATAAATATGTAGAAGTAATAAATGAAGCCTAGATAAAAGCTAGTCGATCAGACTGGCATAATATCTTTAACTATAGCGTCGTTAAACACTGCCCGAGTACCACTAAAGGTACAGATTTCGAGAAGTGCTTTCTTCGCTTCGTTATTTTGAGCTTCACTGGCTCTGGCATGCGTAGTCCAATCAATATTCCAAGAGATTGGAAACGCAACCTTAGGGCCAGCCTGATATCCAGAGGAATTGGCGTTGGCCGGAGTTTCCATGATGGGTTGATAAAACCCAATACGCTTTCTAATAGCACCAGAACCTTTCTTGACGGGTAAGTCCGACAGCGTGAGTACAGCAGCCTCTAAAACGGGCTTACTTGTTTCACGCCATTGAGCAATACCCTGACGAACGATTTTTGGTGTAAAGACGCGATTGGTGACATTATCATAAGCCACCACGTAGACATCTGCAATAGAAGCCATAATTTTTCTCGATATAGTATGTTAAAAGAAGACACCGAAGGGTTTTCAGACCCCCTAATCAATGTCTGAGTGTTTTTGCAATATTGGTCTTAGCACCTACCAACAAACTAATCCCATTAAGCCAGTGTTCTGGCACAATTCCCGATTTATATGTGGGAACTGGAGGGATGTAGGTAGAACTGTTAATTCCAAATGGTTCGCGTCTAACGGTGACAGTTTTGTAATAGGGAAACGGATCAGGCCACTGGGTTACCCCAGAATTCACGGTCTGACTGTTGAAAATCCCTAGCTGTACCTGCTTGATCACGTACCTGGTCCGCCAACATTCACCCCATTCGAAGCTATTAATGGTATCGAGTGCAGAAAGCCACGTGCCGATCGGTATTACCCAATCGACAACAAAGCTCCAAGCAGTCGTTTCCCACAATGCAGAAAGGGGATCGTTGACATGTAAAAGTGTCAAAGTGGATGGTCTCGAGATTAATCGAGCCCTAATAAGTTCTTTGCGAATCAATTTCTGATTCAGAACATTATTATAACTAGACGTATCAACACTGTTAACTTTAACAGTACGTCTAACTTTAATCCACTGTGAAAGACCTTGGTCAAAG